TGTAACCGACCCATCAGCTCCTAATGCATTTGTAAATGGCATTATGGAGAACAGAGAGTATTATTACGATATAGCTTCTTCATCTTGGAGGCCTCAGGAAGTAGCTGAAGTCCTCGAGGAAATTGTTGAAGAGGTTGAAAAGAAAATTACTCGCGTAGTAAAAACTATTGACGAAGAAACTGCACAGAGAATGTTCCGTACATTCTTGAGTTCTTTAAGAAATAAATAAATTAATAAATAATTTGCAGACAGATTAAATTTGTATTTAAACAAGTATTAAAAGGAGAAAATTATGGCAGACGACAAAACTAAATTCGTTGCTGATGACGGTTACTCAGAAGTACCACAACCTGTAACTCCAGAAGGTGGTGACAATAAAGAGAAGAAGTCTAAGAAAGGCGAAGTCGAAGTCAAGAAATCAGATGTAAAGACTCCTGGTCAAGAAAAGGCCGGAGAGAAAGTACCAACTGCTGAAGAAGTAGAAACTACTGAAACAGAAGAAGTGGTAGAAGAAGTTGTAGAAGTTGAATCTACAATCGAATCTATCTTTGAAGGTACTGAACTTTCAGATGAATTTAAACAAAACATTAAGCTAGTATTCGAAGCAGCTGTTAACGAAGAAGTTGCAACAAAGACTGAGTCTTTGAAAGAAGAACTAGAAGGTAAACTCGAAACTGAATTATCAGAAGCTATTGATAACCGTATGAAGGATGTTGTTGAAAATGTAGACAAATATCTAGACTACGTTGTTGGTGAGTGGATGGAAGAGAACAAGATTGCTGTTGAAGCTGGAATTAAAGTTGAAATGGCTGAATCTTTACTCGGAGGTCTTAAAGACTTATTCAACGAGCACAATATCGAAATCGACGAAGAAACATTCGACGTTGTTGAGAGTTTAGAGAAACAAGTTGCAGAATTAGAATCAGGTAGTAACGATGTTGTCAATGAGAACATCACACTTAAAGCTACTATTGCTTCTATGAGTGCAGAAAAAGTATTTGAAGGTATGACTGAAGGCCTTTCCGACAATCAAGTCGAAAGATTCAAAGTACTTTCTGAAAAGCTTGACGTTGAAGATTTAGAAGATTATACTTCGAATCTTTCAGTAATCAAGGAATCCTTCTTTAGCGAAGGCAAAATTGCCGCACCTAAAGTAGAGGATGTCGAAGAAGACGAAATTATTCTAGAGGAACAGGAAGTGACTAAACCAGCTTCTGATTACGACTCTATTAATGCTCTAGTTGAAGCTTTCGCAGCTAAAACAAAGTAAGGATTAGAATAATTAAATTGGTTAAAAACATAATTTAATATTAACATAAAGGGAGAATTACTATGAGTAATTATCAAGCATTGGTAGAAAAGTGGGGCCCTATCCTAGAGCACGAATCTTTTTCACCAATTACTGACTCACATAAGAAGGCAGTAACAGCTACTATCCTAGAAAACACAGAAAGAGCACTTGCAGAAACTGGTGATTTATCAGCAAATATGACAAGTCTTTTATCAGAAGCAGCACCGACTAACGATGCTTCTACTGGTGGTTTCGGGGCTGGTTCAGCAGCAGGCGGTCCTACAGCTGGTTACGACCCAATCTTAATTTCACTAGTTCGTAGAGCGGTTCCAAACTTAATCGCTTATGACATCTGTGGTGTTCAGCCAATGACTGGACCAACTGGTCTTATCTTCGCGATGAGAGCACGTTACGGTTCACAAGCTGGAGACGAAGCTTTCTATAACGAAGCTGATACAGATTTCTCAGGAACTGGTACACACGCTAATACATTACCAAACGCTAATACAACACTAATCACGACTGGAACAGGTCTTGACACAGGTGCTGGTGAAGCTTTAGGTGACGGTGTTGGAGATGCATACGCTGAAATGGCTTTTTCAATCGAAAAAGTAACAGTGGCTGCGAAGACAAGAGCTTTAAAAGCTGAATACACTACTGAGCTTGCTCAGGACTTAAGAGCTGTTCACGGCCTAGACGCTGAAACAGAACTTGCTAACATCCTTCAAACTGAAATCTTAACAGAAATCAACCGTGAAGTTGTTAGAACAATCTACAAAACTGCTGAAGTTGGAGCTCCAGGCTCTGCATCTGCAGGTGTTTTCGACTTAGACGTCGATGCAAATGGTAGATGGTCCGTAGAGAAGTTCAAAGGCTTAATGTTCCAAATCGAACAAGAAGCTAACGCTATTGCAAAGGGAACTCGTAGAGGGAAAGGTAACATCGTTATTTGTTCTTCAGACGTTGCTTCTGCTTTACAAATGGCTGGTGTACTCGACTACGCTCCTGCTCTTAACTCTAACTCTTTAGAAGTTGATGACACAGGCAATACTTTTGCTGGTGTTCTTAACGGAAGATTCAGAGTATACATCGACCCATTCGCTGGTTCAAACTACTTAGTAGTTGGCTACAAGGGTTCAAGCGCATTTGACGCTGGCTTATTCTATTGCCCATACGTTCCATTACAAATGGTACGTGCTGTTGGTGAGAATAGTTTCCAACCAAAAATCGGATTCAAAACTCGATATGGTATGGTAGCTAATCCATTCGCACAGGGTGATGCATCTAGCCAAGGTCTTGGTGCACTTACTCAAGATACTAACAAGTACTACAGACGTGTACGTGTAACTAACTTATTCTAAGAATAACAATTAGTTGTATCTTTAGGGGAGCCTTCGGGCTCCTCTTTTTTTGTTCATTAAAAAGGGACCATTAAGGTCCCTCTTTTTGTTTTGTATCTTATTACTTAGATACTACAAACTCGTTTAATTGAGTAGCAAGTCTGATTATCTGCGATGCAGTAATCTTCCTATTAACAAGTGGTTGGTAACCAGCTGTTTCATTATTGTAGGAATTGTACTCTGCTATAGCATAGTTTTCCCTATCAATATTACTTAATAAAATTCCTTCAGCTTGTGAAAGAAGGTCTGCTCGGATTTCATATCCGCTTTTTGTATCACTCATAATTTTCTCCTGTGTGTATGTGTGTTATTTGTATTTCTTAGAAAAGTAAGTTCGTAGTAAGAAAATACGTGTATATGCTACGAAGGTCATAACTAGTGTAACCATTGTACCTAGTGTGACTGGGTCGGTAATCTCAAATTTTTCAATATAGAGCCAAAGAAGAAAAAGGTTTAATGGATAGTTAACTACTAAACCTGTTGCAATCTGAGTTGCAGTTTCTTTGTGTATTTGTTTTGTTGCTTTATTCAAATTGCAGCCATAAGTAGCTTAAAGCAAGTATTAGCAAAAGCTCCTTCTGTCCATAATATAATCATAGCGATCAGAGTTAGTCCAGTTAAACACCAAACTATTTCCCTTATTAGTTGTATAAATTTATGCATATCATTTTAAAGATTGTCCTAACTTTTGACCAATTGCTAAATAATCTTCAATTGGTCCTTTATTGAGGCTTAACTGGTTTGTTTCAAAGTTTTTTGCAACCATGTTTAATATCCCATCTTCAATATAGGATAGTACGCCAATCGGTGTAGAACAGTCACCGTCAATTTCTTTTAACATTTCTTTTTCGGCCATTACAGTATGCCATGTATCAATATCATTTCTTGCCCAACACCATGCTGTAATAGTTTCATCTATTGGTGTTTCAGGCTTTCTTGTTTGAAGAGCAATGACGCCTTGACCTGGTGCAGGTAACATATCTGCAGTTCCAAATACACGACTTGCTTTATGAGTTAATCCCAATGTATCAAGTCCTGCTTTAGCAACTACGATCGCATCATATTCGCCATTCTCTTGTTTAGCGATTCGACTATCAATATTACCTCTAATAGGGACTATAGTTGCTCCTGGATATAACTCCGTCAACTGGTAAGACCTTCTAGGGCTACTTGTGCCTATGGTCCTAGGGTTTATATTATTACCAATCAAACAATCCCTAAAGTCACTTCTAGGTAACACACAGGTCACTTCAAGCAGGTCGTCGTTATCTCTTGTCAAATCTTTAAATGCATGACATGCAATATCGATATCTCTATTAATAAGTGCTGTTTCTATTTCTTTACAGAATACTCCTTTGTTTCCCATTTCTTCAATGGTTAACTCTGGATTTAAGTCTGCTTGTGAATGTATGAATACAGTTTCTAAATCAATGCTAAGATGATTTCTTGCTTTTTCAGTATATGCTACTGCTAACTGTGATTGTCTTGTTCCAATTTTGTACATAATATAATTTATTGGTACCCCGCGAACGGGGTGAGGTTAAATGTCTTTGTTAACTTTAACGAGCTCGATGTTATCACCTTCACCAACAGTTTTAACATAGCCCAACGAGATTAAAGTATCTATTGTTTCTTGTGTTATTCTCTTGGTTTCTGCAAATGAGGCATGAGATTTTTGTTTCTTAGTAGCGAACCAATAACCTAATGATGTATATATTACAGCTGTGATAAAGAATTGAGTTGCATCCATTAACTATCTCCGTATCTTGCTAAAACTTTTTCAATGATTTTTTGTTGTGCTGTAAGCTCAACGTCTTCGTCAATTTCTTGCTGAATTCTGTCTGATTCGTCAAGTTCAGGTATTTCAGGTAAAAGTTCTTCTTGTACGATAAATTTCTTATCGACAGCCATGCTCAATACACTATTCTCACTGAGTTCTTCGAGCTCAGTTAGCGCAGCGTATAGCACTGTTTCAGTTTCAAGCTCACCTGATTTGCAAGCTTCCATTATTGTATTAACAATATCTCGGTTCATTATGCCTCCTTAAATATACTTATAATAAACAAGTTTTCTACTACGACGCTTCATTCAAGGCGTACGGAAGATGTCCGTCATATCCTTGAAATCCCTGCCACCAGCTAGGTGCTGGTCGACCCCAATCCCACTTAGCAAAAGGTTTTGCTGCATGGTAATAGTTCCTGTATGCCTTAACTGGGTCGCCTTCAACCTTACAGTCAGGATAATGACTCATCGCCTGTGCGAATTCTGTGAGTCCAATGTCTGGTATATTTTTAGGTGGTTTACTGAGCATGATGCCGAGTTTTTGCCACGATACATGTTGTTTGTTTCTACGATACTCAAACTCATTAGCTAAGCCTCTAAAGTGATCGTAGTGCCATTCATAGTTAGTCTTACTTTTTGCAGTCCATGTTGTACATGGGTGAAATTTATGAACAGCTAAATAATATAAATCATCTCTTTTGTCACCAAACGTGTAATACGTTTGTATTGTTTTACCAGAGCGAGATGGTCTTTTCTCTGGGATGCCGTCAAGCATACGATGAACTGTTGAAAGCATTTGTGCACTTTCAATAATCATCTTACCAACGTGTTTGTCACAAACCATTTGAGCTGCAACTATAGGGTCTTCATGTAATACAAATATATTCATTTAACCCACACGTGGTTGTACTTCGAAGGATAGTTACTACAGTTGTAGATAAACCTTTCGTCGTAGTTAATTACTTTAACACATTCACCAGTTGAGTTACTGACATGCACATCGGGCATATAACTGGTTGTGTTTAAAATACTGACAAGTAGATATATCATAACACTAGAAATTAAAAAAAGTATTGAGTATTCTTTCATTTTCGTATTCATAATTAAGCTACCTTATCTAAATGTTTGCACTGACCTCTGAACTTGAATCCAGGGCAACTGCATTTGTTGTCTACAATAATGTATGATTTACCATTAGAACCTTTTACAACAATTCCGTTGTTTGGCAATTCTTCTTGGTACTCACTGATTTTTACAAATTTACGCCTTGATTTAGAAAACTGCTTCATAGGAGCTTTAAAAACTTTATCGTTGTACTGAACTAAATGTCCAGCACTGTTGACATGATATATGCCATTTGCAATTTGAGCATCACCCCAATCAGTTACTTCTTGTAGAACTTCAATCATCGGTAAGAACCTAGTAGTTTAGGACCTCTAGATGTAAAATCCATTCCTGCAAAGCTACCGTGATAGTCACCATACTTTGCATTATAAGTGAAGTTAACTTTAACGGTATTGATGTATACCGCTAAGCTTTGTTCTGCTGTGAAGTATGCAACTTCAGCTTCAACTTCTTTTCCACTGTCGACATTTTCGACAATACATTCTTTAGCATAAGTCTGGTTCATATTAAGCCGCCTTTAGAAGTGTAGGAGCTACTCTCCACATACCGGAGTCTGTAGTAACTTGAATGTTTTTAATCATTACCTTAGTAACAACTCCTTCAATTTTAGCACCACGCTTATCATTGAAGAATACGTTCTGTCCAACATTAAAAGAATTTTTGGCCATTTGTGTTTTGGCTTTGAATTGCATGTTAAACATTTGAGAAATCTCTTTCATCTCGCTGGAATCAGCTTTGGCGAATAGAGTGTTCAGTTTAGTCATTTCAGATTTAGTTAGCAT